CAAATATCTTTCCGAAAAAGAAAACGTAGGTGGTGGTTACTTAAAAGGTGGAGCTAATTTAAATATCATTATGAATGCAAAAGGCACTGGTTCAGTAAATTTAAGTAAAGCGGCTTTTAGTTCTACAACTGTAAGTACAAATGCCGCATCTATAGTAGCTGGTACGTTGATTATAGGTAATAAAAATTCTGGTGGCACGTTAACTCTTAGTTTAGCCAATGGAACTACTGTAGGCGAATATAAAATTTTTACAAATAAAGGTACAGAAGCAATGGAAGTTACACCAGTTACTTTTAGAGGTTCACAAACTAAATTTACATTAGCACAATTTGACGGCTGCACTTGTATATGGGATGGAACCAGTTGGTTTTTAGTCGGAAACCAAGGCGAAGTAACGGTAGCATAAGGAATAGAATATGTCAGCAATAATTACAGATCCGTTTAAAAAACAATTCATGCAAAATGTGTTGGATGAAGTTACAAACCTAACTGCAAGGTATTATGTAGGCATAGGTAAAAATGATCAATGGAATGTCAGTGAAACTGTTCCAACTCCTACAGATACACCAAAAACAATAAGATCAGCTCAATCTGCACTACAATCAGTAAAAGCCGTTGCTGATGCATCATTTGTTATACCAAGATTTAACTGGTCATCGGGTTCAATTTATGATGGATTTGATGATGATTTAACCGCAATACCTACAAACAGTTATTATGTACTTACAGAAGACAACCAAGTTTATTTGTGTGTACAACAAAGTAAAAATGCAACTGGTGCTGCAAACGTATCGACAGTAAAACCAACAGGTACAACAAACAACGCATTTAAAACTTCCGATGGATACACATGGAAATTTTTATATGCACTATCTGCTGCAAAAGCAAGTGCATTCTTATCTGCTAACTTTGTGCCAATACAAAAAATTGATTCAGCAGGTGCCGCAACAAATGCTATCGAAATACAACAAGCATCTGTACAAGACTCAGCTGTAGCAGGTAGAATATTAAATATTATCGTAACTAACGGGGGAACCGGTTATACATCTGCTCCAGCAGTCACTATATCAGGAAACGCTGGAACTATAGGTGATAGCGCACAAGCAACAGCAACAGTATCCGGTGGATCTGTAGTAAAAATAGATATGTTGAATGAAAGTGCAGGTTCAGGAAAGAATTTTACAAATGCAACTGTAACAATAGAAGCGCCATCTTCTGGTACAACTGCGGTAGCAAGAGCAGTTATAGGTCCACAAAACGGTATTGGCGCGGATCCGAGAGATGAATTAAAAGCAACATCATTGATGTTTAATGCAAAACCAAACGGCGCAGAAGGCGGTGACTTTTTAGTTGGAACTGGTCAAGATTTCAGGCAAGTAATGTTAATTAGAAATATATTAGATTCTGCTGCGGGTAATGCATATACAGGATCAACTGGATTAGCTTTAAAATATTTAAAAGTTGACTCAGCGTTTGCAGGTAATTTAAGTGTTGATGAATTAATTACAAACAGTTTAACACCGCCGGCAAACGCATACGTCAATAAAGTTGTGAATGATGATACACTCGGCGCAAAAGTGTTTTATCATCAAACAGATAGTACAGGATTTACACCTTTTAGTGTAGGTAATACATTAACAGATGAACAAGGTAATACAGGAACAATAGTTATTGCAGACAGTGATAATTTAACTGACAGCGCATCTTCCTTTGATGATGTTTTAAATACTTCGGGAGAAGTCTTATACATAGAAAATAGAGCACCAGTTATTAGAGATGCTGCACAGACAGAAGACATCAAAGTAGTAGTTACACTTTAGTAGGATATTAATATGGCGACAACGTTTACAGAAACCACATTATCAAGCACATACAAAGATGATTTTCGTGATAGTGATAACTATCATAGAATATTATTTAACACAGGTGTTGGATTACAAGCAAGAGAATTAACACAACTTCAAACTATTTTACAAAATCAAATACAGAGATTCGGTAATAACGTTTTTAAAGAAGGTGCAGTTGTTCAGCCCGGTGGAACAAATATAAATCCACAATATGAATTTATAAAACTTGATGAGACTGATCCTTCTCACGTTATGCCTACCGACGTTACAAGTCTTGTTGGTAAAACAGTAACAGGTCAAACTTCTAATATTGTTGCAACTATAATAGAAGCAGTGGCTGCAGCCGGTAGTGATCCTGCAACACTTTACGTAAAATACACTAGCACCAGTTCAGCACAAGGTAGCACAGATATTGTAACACAAAGGATGGCGTCCAATGAAATTATGGATGTTTCAGATGGTACAGATTTAAAAGTTAAATCGGCAACTGTAGCAGATCCATCAACTGGCACAGGTACACAAGTAACATTGCGTGCAGGTATTTACTATGCACGAGGTAATTTTGTATTTACTGAAGATCAAAGTAAAATTATATCAAAATATACTGACACACCAACAACCGACATTGGATTTAAAGCAATTGAAGATGTAGTAACTGCAAGTGACAATAATGCACTTTATGATAATCAAGGTGCTGTCCCAAATGTTAGTGCACCAGGTGCAGATAGATATAGAATTCGACTTAGTATCGCAGAACGAAGTGAAATAACTTCAAGTGAAAATTTTATACACGTAGCAACTATTGTAGATGGCGCTGTATTTGAGGCCGTCAGTACTGATACATCATACAACGTACCAAATCAAATAATCGCCACAAGAATTAAAGAAAATTCCGGAGATTATGTGGTAAAGCCATTTAATGCTAGATTTGAACTTGATTCAGAAGACACTCATTTATTACTTAAAGTAAGCGATGGAACTGTGGTAGTAGATGGATTTAGATCACACCGCGGTTATCCAACTATCATAAGAACAGAAAAACCAACTGCAACATCTGTTATTAATAATGAACCTACAGGCGCGGCTTTAGGCCATCATGTTCTAGTTGATGTCAGTATAGGAGGTTCTACAACTACAAACGGTATTCCAAATTTTAATGAAATGGAAGAAATGAATTTAAGATCGGCTGTAGGACACGGCGGTAGCACACTTGGAACAGCAAGAGTTAAAGCTATTACGAAGAGTGGCACTGACTTAAAAATGCATATTACAGACGTTCAATTAAATTCAGGAAATGCTTTTCGTAATGTAAAAAGTATAGGTACATCAACAAGTAATTATTTTGACATTAAACTTGAAAACTCAAAGGCGGTATTGAAAGAACCTACTAATGATTTTAGCTTATTTCAACTTCCTAGACAAAGACCTAACTCAATTACAGATTTAATTTACACAGGTCAAAGAAAATTTACTGGAAAAAGCGCTAATGGTTCCGGTATAATAACATTAGATGGATTAACTGGCGGTGAAGTATATACACAAACGAGTGACTTTGTTTTTGCAAAGGCTGATAGTGATGTTGCCATAACCTCACCTACTATAACATTATCTGGCGGTGGCACTGGTGGTACTGTAGATTTTGGAACTGGAGGAGCCGTTGGAACGATTGCAAGTTCATCAAATATCGAATATACGAGTTTTATTAGTAAAACTCAAACATCTGCAAAAACAAAAACACTAACCACATTCAATTTAACTAGCAGCGTTGAATCTGATGGCGCTGGATTTAAATTTATTAATATGAAGCGTGCTGATATATTTGAAGTTGATGAAATAGTAAAAGCTGGTGATAGTAGTGTGGATTTTTCAAATAGATTTATTTTAGATAACGGACAAAGGCCTTCAAGATATGAACCGGGCAGATTGATAGTTGCAGCCGGTCAATCAGCACCTGCTGGAAATGTGTTTGTAAAATATAAATTTTTTGAACCAAGCACATCCGGTGATTATTTTTCTGTAAACTCTTATACTGGTCAGGTTGATTATGATAAAATACCTAATTATACAACACCTAATGGAACTAGGGTCAATTTAAGAAATTTCTTAGATTTTAGATCTGTGGCTGATTCTGCTGGTAATTTTAATACATCAGGTGCTACGATGTTAGAATTACCTAAAGATGGAACAACTATAACTGCAGATGTAACTTATAATTTAGGAACTGCAAGTAAA